CTGTTCAGGAGGACCGCATAACGCGCGAGTTTCCATCTTTTCTACGGCGGAAGTGCGGGGTGGTGGATGATCGCCCCGTACACCGCCTGCGAAAGTACTGCGGACACCGGGTGATGAGGAAGAATGGCAATAATGCTTTTGTGGCGAGCAAAGCTCTCGGTCACTCAAGCGTGGAGGTTACCTCCCGTGTGTATGTTGGAATGCCTACGATCCAACGGAGTTTCTAGCACTCAGTAGGACTTAAATTTCTTGCCCAAGAAACAATGCGTCATAAAACCACAGAAAAAATAACTACAGATGACTACAAAATATACCACTTCGGTAATGGATGGTCTTCGCTTGGAGCATGAAGGCGGGAACGAAATTACGATAACAGCAGAAACTCCCACGAAGGTGGGCATAGATGTTCTGATTAAAGAACTGCTTACTTTTTTACCATCTTCAGATGGAGAGGGAGCGGAAGAGAATCATCTTCTGTCCCTTCATCAAGCGCCTTACAAGCGGCCTGAAGTAAGAGATCATATACCTGAGCCTGCATAAGGCTAGTACGATCTGCAACTGCTTTAACTTTGTCTCTGACTGAAGGTGAAAGCCTCAGAGATACAGGCTTTGTGAGTATTTGTCGTCCCATGTGGACAATAAAAACACATAACTACATGCAAATACAACAAAAAAATAACAACTAAAAATATACAAAATTATAATGGGATTCTTAGATAACATAAAAGATGTTCCGCAAAGCTCTTCGAGCGGTGGCGGTAATTACATGAAATTAACGCAAGGTACGAATCATTTTCGTATAGTTGGATCTTCCGATGATGGTGGAGTAATCCAGGGTATGCTAGGTTGGGCGGGTTCCGCTGATGGTGGAAGAAGACCGCATCGTTGGAAGATCGGAGAGGATGCGCCAATGAGTTTTGATGAGAAACCAAAGCAGTTCTTGGCGATGCTCGTATACAACTATGAGGAGGAGCGCATACAGATACTTGAATTGACTCAGGCAAAGTTACGCCAGGAGTTAATCACGCTTGCGAAGGATGAGGATTGGGGAGACCCACGCAAGTATGACCTGAAGATTGTACGCAATGGCGAAGGTTTGGAAACATCCTATGCCATGACTCCATCTCCGCACAAGAAGCGTAGTGATGAGATCAATGCGGCGGTGAAGGAGATGAAGATAAATCTCGAAGCATTATTCACCGGGGATGATCCATTTGCGGAGCCAACTCCTGAGCCTGAAAGTAATTCAAAAGAGGAGGACCCATTCTGATGGCGATTAGCGACATAAAAAAGATAGTGGCGGATTACATGGGAACCACGGTTGATGAGATCAATTCCCGTAATCGTTTCAAGAATGTGGCACTAGCTCGTCAGATCGCGATGTTCTATTCGCATCTGATGGGTAACACACAGGAGGAAGTGGCTGAGAAGTTTGATCGAGTCCATACGAATGTGACCCATGCGGTGAAGAAGGTAAAGCAATGGCGGGAATGTGATCATGAGATCCGCGCAATGCTCGAAGGCATCGAAGGCGAGTATCCTCAACTGAAAGGCTTATCATGCTAAAGGATGGTATATCTAACGCAGAGTACCACGGGTCGGGCGAGTTATCTCGCTCGACTGCGTGGAGTCTAATCAACACATGCCCCGCCAAGGTGAGGCACGATATGAATAATCGTAAGCCGAGCAGTCCTGCCCTGGTCATAGGGAGTGGATTTCATACCGCTACATTGGAACCTGAAAAATTAGATGACGAGTTTGCGGTAAAGCCCAATGAGATAGACGGGCAGGGTCCACGAACCAAGCACTACAAGGAATCATTTGAACTTATGCAGAAGAGTGAACCGGATAAACAATGGCTCGCTCCTGCGGATTACGATCTGATTCTAGAGATGGCGGGAAGTGCGTTGGAAAATCCTGTTCTTCGGCACTACATGGCGGATATTGATAAGGTAGTGGAAGGCACGGGATACTTCGAGATGGAAGGTGCCAAGTGTAAGGTAAGACCTGACTTGTATATCCCCGGCGCGGGTGTGGTGATTGATTTAAAAAGCACACAGGATGCATCCAATCGTGGATTCACTAAGAGTGTGCGTCAGTTTGGGTACTTATTTCAGGCATGTTGGTACATGCACGCATTACGATTACTCGGAGAGAAACCCAAGCAGTTCGTATTCATAGCGGTGGAGAAGACAGCACCCTATGCTACTGCCGCCTACACCATAAAGGAGAGCGATATAAACAAGCAATTCTCCAACATGGAAAGAGCGTGCCAATTATGGGCCTCCTGCCAATCAAGTGGCATATGGCCTGGGTATAGCGACATGGTGGAAACCTTGGATCTTGGTTCGCAGATTACGAATAACCGTCTAAACATTTCGCAATTGGCGGACAAGTTTGGGGTCAGTCGTACCTATGTTTACCGGATCATCGAGGAGCATGAGCTACACAGCGTCACCGTGGGCAATAGGCGGACGATTGACATTACCGATTTTGCCAATGCGGTGAGACGCGACTCGGAGGGAAAGGCGGCATGAATTACCTGGATAACACAAAACAGGCACTAGCCATGGCGAGTGATAAATTAGCCAAGGCTGATCTATTCGGTGCGGTAACGGTCATGCAAGCGGCCCTCGAGCAAGTGGTCGCCCATTTGCGGAAAGAGGATCTTAATAATGTGAGCGATCCTGATCTCATCCTGCACTTCGAGGAAGATTGCGGAGACGAGGAGGAGGAAACATGAAGATTACGATAGGCATAGATCCCGGCAAGAGTGGTGGATACGCCATTGCATGGGGAGGACAGCATAAGATTGCTCTGCATACTCTCGATGAAGACTTCGAGTTTGTTGAGCATATGCAGGACCTGAAAGATCACCCCGATGTGACAAGCATTGAGGCTGTGGTTGAGCATGTTCCTCCCTTTGCCGGGAAGATGATTCCATCGAGTACCTCCTTTAAGCTTGGTAAATCATGCGGATTCTTGGAAGGCGTACTCAGGATGGCGGAGATCCCGTTCGTCCTGGTGCGTCCACAGGAGTGGCAGAAGGGACTGAGTGGGCTAAGTGGGCTAACCTCAAATAAGCGCAAGAAAGCGCTTATGAATCACGCCAAGCAGTTCTTTCCCTCAACCAAGGGACTCACATTAAAAACAGCAGATGCCATTCTAATTCTGAGGCATCATTTAAATAACAAATAAATAAGGAGAAAAATACTATGGGAATACCACAAATAAATGAAGAGTTAAAAATAAGTGATTATCTGTACGATCCAAGTCGCGATATATATGCATCGATAAGGACTATACATCCAAAGGTGGCAGAGCAGATTCTACAAGCAAAGGCAAACAATCGAGCAATAAGCAGATCAACTGTAAATGTGTACACAAAATACATGATTGATGGATCTTGGATTCTAAACGGGCAACCTATTATATTTTCCAATAATGTTCTAATTGATGGACAGCATAGACTATCTGCCTGTGTAAAGAGTAGGATACCACTAGAAGCGCTCGTAGTTGAAATAGGAGACACAAGGGCATTCAGGACGCTAGACCAAGGTAAGCGCAGAAGTGGCGCAGATGTTCTTGGAATAGATGGGCATTCAAACACCTCAGTTCTTTATACCGCACTTTGTATATTAGAGAAAATCTCCAAAGATGGAGAGCTTGGATATAATCAGACGGGAGGATCTGCCAAAGCGGTCATTCCTAACCATGAGGTTGATTTGATAGCCAAAAAATATCCAGGCATAGAGGAGTCCACTAAGTTAGCTAGGGCTTTTGTAAGAAACCTTAAGATTAGAGTAGGTCCAACTGCTGCACTCCACTATCTCTTGCGTCAAACAGAATTAGAGTATGCTCCATTTGGTGATAAGGATGCGTCTTCATTCGCAGATCAATTCATGGATATATTGGCAACAGGTATGGGATTACAAAAAGGAGATCCGATTCTTTATTTTAGGAATGCCTTGATAAAAAGAATATCTGAGAAGGAGAAAACAGCACCGCATTATATAATCAGGGGTGGGATTCTTACTTGGAATAATTGGATCAGAAATAAGAAAGTCTCCAAGTTTGTTTTAAAAGCAGACCCAAGGATTCCTTCTGTACTTAAGCCACTATAATTATCATGGATGGGATAAGAAATGTACTTAAGTTACTACTTCATGGACTGCTTTTTGCAGTCTGTGGGGTCGTATTTTTCACAATTATCATAGGACTTGTTTGCACAATTTTAGGATTATAATGACAGACGAAATACAGAAAAAGACAGAACTGCGCATCAAGGTTCCTCAATGGATAAGTGATCTTTTGAAAGAGCATTGTGATCTTTATGGAGTGACCGCAGTTTCCACCATTACTCCACTCCTGGTGGAGTATCTGCGGCATCCCTCGCGCGTGCGCGACAATTGTTCCAATTGTTTTAATATTAATAATAGCGAAAAATCCGCGATTAGTGGAAAGAAGAAAACAAAAACGAGGGCATCCAAGATACCCTCTAATTTTGATCCTCCCAAAGAGATTGCATTGAAGGAAGGACTCAATCACTCGGAAGCGGTTTCCATCTTCGTGGATTGGGCGAAGGGCAAGGGACATGTCCAAGCAGATTGGATTGCCACATATCGCAATGCATGCAGGAGATGGATCAAGGATAAGATGCCCCAGGCAAATAACGATCCAATCCTCAAGGAGGTCACAATTCCTGAGTACGAGGACGAGGAAGAGTTTTGATGGACTTCCTTGTATCAGAGCAAGCGGTCCTAGCCGCATGTCTTAGGGATGACACAAATCTCTCCACCGCCACAGCGGTTGAGCGTTTAACGGAGGATGACTTCACCTCGCCCGCGCACCAAGCGATATTCCGTTTGATCGCACAGCGATCCGAGTTGAATGAGGTGGATGTGGCGATTGAGTTACCTGAGTATTCCTCGGAAGCTCTAGAACTTGCGGAGAAGTATGGCGGTGGACAGGTGGAGAGATATGTGGATCAATTGGTGGAGTCGAGGAACAGACGCGAAGTGGAACGAGCGCTCATGGTATCCACGGATATGCTCAGGGAGGGTAAACAATCAGATGAGATCGCCTCCGAGTTCAATCTCAGGGTAGCCAAAGCATTAGCATCAGGGAAGGGACAGGTAAAAGTGGGACCCGCCACAAAGGAAGCACATTCTGAGTTTCTTTCGATAGATGCAGGAGAATCATCCGCGGTAAGTACAGGATTCAAACGATTGGATTTTTGTCTAAGCGGAGGATTCCAACCGGGAAAGCTTTATGTCCTAGCCGCAAGGCCTGGGGTAGGGAAGTCAGGACTCGCATTGCATTTCTCTCATGAGATTGCCAAGCGGGGATACCGTGCAAGCTACGCATCCCTAGAGATGAGTGCCTCGGAATGCTCCGGGCGGTTACTCTCCCGCGAGAGCGGGGTTGCCCGCCCACGCATGAAAGGAGATCTTCTCCCCGCCCATCGTAAGAAGCTAGAGGATGCCACAAAGAGAATGCAGGGTTGGCCCATCACCTTCAAGGATGACAATAAGGCTACGCTTGATTCCATCCGCGCCTTTCTCGCCCAGGAGCGAGTGAAAGGAGATGTGGGGTTGGCGGTGATTGATTATTTGCAATTAGTCTCCGCTCCAGGATACGAATCCCGCGTGCAGGAGATCACCGCCATTTCTCGCAGTCTCAAACAGATCAGTATGGAGCTACAGATTCCGGTCCTCGCCCTTTCTCAATTATCAAGGCAGTGCGAGATCAATAACAGAAAGCCCATGCTCTCCGATCTGAGAGACTCCGGGAGTATCGAGCAGGATGCAGATTGCGTATTTCTCCTATCAGTTGAAGACAAGGTGGATGAGACCAAGGATCGCATCAATTGCCATATCGCCAAGAATCGCGGAGGAGAGACGGATCTCATGGTCACGCTTGGTTTTGAGAAGAGTACGGGGAATTGGAGTACAAGCTTAGGCGAAAAGAAAGAAACAAAGCCATGGTAGACTACAGATGGATACTAAAAGGCACGATAGAGGCTCAGGAAGGCATCAAATCGTGCTTTTTAGGGGTAGGGTCTGATAGATTAGACAGATTTTTACATCAAAACGCTTTCTAGGTACCTTCCTGCCCGATTTCTCTTATTTCTCTTTATCTATACATTTGATCAATCAACCGAGTAAGATCACCAACGGTAGGAAGTCCCATTGATTGAATCCATGACCTTGCGTAAACTTCGGTGCAATCTTTTGGTGCTTCATATTTCTTTACTCTTTTTGATACCCAAAGAAATGCGTCTTCTTTTGCAATACCTTCAGATATTGCTTGCGATATAAGTTGTTTAATTTCGCTCATATTTGTTTTTCCTTTCTCTTATTCCACCATTCAACCGCCCTGGGCGCGTACCTCATCACCAAAAAGATGATGAGGCCCAACGCCAGGCGTGCAATTGTGTCGGACTCGTTTTTACTGCTCATTACTGAGTTGTTTAATTTTCTCCTTAACCATCGAGTCGAGTGCCTCCATAGATTTCTCAGGACCTACGCAATTAAACCAAAAGTCTAAGCACATATCCATAAATAATATTCCAAGAGCGGCTTTAAGGTCCGCGTTTCTCTCAACCCAATCGACAAGCTCAAGTGCGGCTGTATTGTATTTCTCCTCGCTCATCCCTCACCCCCCGTTTCTCCTTCTAGTTTCGCAATCAAATCCTTTACCTCTTCGCGAACAAACAAAGCGTAACCAAGAGGTCCGTCCATATCATCAACTTGTTTCCAATCGGAAATCATC